TTCCGTCTATAATTGTTGCAGAAGCTTCTATTGCGTTTAGTCCTTTGAGTTTAGAAGTAACCCAAGTTAGCATACTTTTGCCTCCCCATAGTAAATAAGAAATGGTTCCGCAAGCTTCTGAGTTGCTAGAGTCGTAATATGTTTCTGCTCTAGATAAATAACTGTAGATCCTCTTGAGAGTAGGTAATGTAAATTTAGTACTTCCCTTTGCGATTTGTTGTCCTCTAACTTTTCCCACCTGGGTAGCACAACGATTTCCAACTTTCTCATTTAGTTCTATACCTCTTTTAGCGTTGTTGACAGCAGACTTTGGATATCCTCCATAAGATTCTAGATCTACCTCCTCAGAAAGCTCTGAGAGGGCTTCTAACAGTTCGTATTCTGCATTTAGTTCCTCAACGCATTCATCACAAAAAGACTCCGGTAAAGTATCCTTAGGGCCCTCATCAGCATTATCTGCAAAGTAGCCTTCAATAGAGAATCCGTGGACCTCTCCATCTTTAACCTTTTTCCAGACATCATCATTATACACCTTCATAGAAACCATCCAGGTTCCTACTGGTACATCAAATCCATATTTCCTAGACTTATCTTTCTTCTCGTCCTCTACTAGCCAGCTTTCTACGACAGTCATACCGTCAAGCTTTTCATTGTGCTCTAATGTAGAATTTGATTGATAGCCTCTCTTAAGGAAAAGCTCTGAAGCTTTTCTTACAGTGTCTACAGAGAAGTAAATGTAGTAATCTCCATCTTCTCCCCTTCTTAGTATCTTCTTATCTGGGACTAAAGCTGCTCCCATTAGTATACGCTTCTCACCGTCTACTTCAGCAAGCATAACTGACTCTTTTTTGAGCGCAATGAAGTCTTCTTCTATAGCTGGGTTTTCTACTACCGAGATAGCTTCTATCCCACTAAATTCGTTTTCTTCGTCTATAATGAGTTCTATTACCTTCTCCATACTATTATAACTATTTGTTTTGACTATTGTTTTATTATCCTAAAGTAGCAGATTGGATTATCTTATTGTCTAGGTCTTGTTGGTTACTTACCTCGCTTCCTACGACATAAGCTTTTAATGGTTCGCTTCTTGCCTCTGAAATCGCTCTTCCTAGTTGATCTACGTTAGATTGGCCTACTACGTTGAATACTGGGGCTTGAGATGATCCTGCTCCTGCACCACCAGCATCTTGCCCTGGTGCTGTGCCTGAGTTAAGAGATCTTAAAGCAGCTACAGTTGAAGCAACCAAAGCTCCTTGTGTAGCAATAGCACCAACCAGCCTTGCAGGCGCAGGAGTAAGTGATTTATCTTTAACAAACCAACTTTCCCATATACCTATACTAGCGGCAGCGGCAGAGGCTATAATAGATAATTTAGCCAATCCTTTGTTTTGTTCGTTCAATTGTGCTGCTTTATCTAAAAAGTCCGCAAGTCCTCCAATCATATAGCTATAGTGATCAAATTTCTCTTGTCTTTCTATAACATCATACTTCTCGTTTATGGCAGCTTCTGCTAACTTAAATTCTTTTGTTTCGTGCAAAATCTCATCAAAAGTATCTCTTAAAACCTGTAACTCTTTCTCTCTAGAATTGGGGTCTAATCCTAAGAGAACCTTAAGTAAATTGGGCATTTGCTCATTAGCTACCTGAGTATTTATAACATCCTCAGCGTCTTCTATGAATGAGTCAAGAGCATCTTGTACCTCTTGACGAGATGGTCCAAAATCAAGACCAAAGACCTCTCCAAATGTTAAAGGATCCTCAGGCTTCACTGTTTCTATATCAACTTTAGCTGCTTTTTTCTTTTCAACATTAAATTGCTTTTGAAGAGGAAGAAGCCTAGACTGTATTTCATAAATCTCTTGATAATCAACCTTTTCTTTTGCTAAAGCATCAGAAAGTTCATCTTGTGTTTCAAGGAGTCTTTGGTAGTCTAGCACTAATCTGAAAGCTCCACCTTGGGGCTGTAAACTTTTATCATCTAATCTCTCAAAAGCCGCAGCAAATTTTGGAGCTGTTTCTATTAGTTGTTCTAAAACAGCATTCATTGCATCCAATGTTCCTTGTTTTCTCTCTCCCCCTCGGCCAACAAGTTTATCGGTACTAGCAATTCGTTGAATTTCTTTAGAGAATGCCATTGCTATTTTCCTAGCAGAGCTAAAAGCTTTTTCTATTTTCTTTGTGTTTCGAGCTACTTCTTCACTCTTAATCGCCATACCTTCGAACACAGCTAACAATGTTTGAAACGCAAGAATAACCCCTAAAGGTCCCATTAATTGCGCTCCTAAACCTTTAAACGCAGATATAACTCCAGCTAACCCTCCCTTGTTTTGTTTGCCAACAAATGTTATAAAAAGAGTAGAAAGTTGAGAAAGGTTGTTTGCCATACCTCGGATTCCATAATTGGAATCAGATATGGTTCGACCAAGTTCAGTTAATGTTGCTCCTGCTAAACCAGCATTAGAAATTGTGTTATTAAGTCCAGTATTAGATTTACCTAACTCAGCTTGTTGACGCTTGAGATCAACACTAACCTTGTTTACAGCATTGTCTAAACTAACAAAGGATTTGGTCAGACCATCGACTTTAACCTTACCTTTATCGTTAATCTCAAAAGTAAATTGTATTCTATTGTCGGCCATATTTTCTACGTTTAACTGTTTCTCTCATTTCTTTAAATGTTTCTGGAGCCTTATGACTTCCCTTTGCAAACTGAATTAATTCGTTTGCATCATAATAGTCCATAAGCTGCAATCCCTCTATAACTTGCTTTATCATACTGTTCTGGTGGTTAAATCTACTGTTACTTTTGTTGTGTCGACAGTGTTGTATGTTTTAGACACATTATCTGTATAATCATTTTCATTATCCAAAGACTCTAATAAATTGGACTTATTAATCAATTCTAACTGAGTCATTCCAGTCAAAAAGTTAGTTACAATTTTGTTTACTCTAAACGTGTAATCAAATATTATGACAGAATCGTTGAGTTTTAACTCTCTTAAAACATCATCTGGGATCTTAGCTTTGTATTTATAAATACGACTAGCAGGGTCAAAGGTCTGGGTTATATAATCATCATAATACTCTTCATATAAAGTACCCGTGAATGGATTGCCAGAGTATTCGTTAGCTTCTGCATAGAAGTTTATGTTTTTAAGATCGGTGTCCGGCAACAGCTTCAAGCTGTTTGACGGAACATAATAGCTGCTTATATTTTGAGACGCTGTTGTGGTTATAACTACTTCTATTTGTTCTTGTGTAATCCCCTCGGTAGAAGGAAGAATTGGGTAAAACAATAAAGGTTTACCAACAATACTATTTTCATCTGAATCTACGGAATATCCATATTGGATATTAGTTAAGTTATCTAGATTTACTACATCTCCAGCATAAAGTCTGTTGAATTTATGATGCTCAAAAGGCACAACAATCTCGTAACTTTCTCCTACCTCTAAAAAATCATCACTATTTGAATCCGCAGTTCTATTAGGCCACATTGCAGTCCCCCAGGGTTTACCATCAATCTCTTCGTGCTGAGAAGCAAAGATCGTCTCTAGCCCTTCATATTTGAATTCTATACTAGAGAAAGGAATGATTGATTCTATAGTCGATTCTGTTATGTCTGTATACTCCGTCAAATTTACAGTTTGACCTGAAGCATAAAAGTTGTCTAATGTCTTTACTTCTATGACCCCATCATTATTAACGAAAGCAGTTAAATTGAACATCTTGAACAATCCTGTCAAGAAATCAATTATTTTTATTTTATTGGGTATTAACTCAGAAGTGTTTTTTTCTACTGCGGTCACAAATGAATATGATGCTGTGTAACTTATAACTTTAGTTCTGATTTCTCCAACAACACGGCCGAACCTGGCTGGCCTATTCCTCTTCACTGCTATATTTAAATCAAAGTCTATAGCAGAGGTTGTTTCTAAATGGAACGTATATAAACCCTCGGGTAAATCTATCCTGGGGGTTCCCTCACTGCTATTCCCTTTCATATTCATAGGGTGTTTATCTCCCGATAAATCATTAACCCTAAAGAACTCTTGATTGTCCTTTTTAAGTACAAAGTTGTATGAATCTGAATTAGACGGAAATATCTTGACGTCTAAAAAATACTCTACTTTTGAGTGCTTAAAGAATATGTCTTGAGCACCATCAAATCTTCCGCCCGCTGGTGTTGAGCTTGGGCGTAATCCTGTTTCACTAGTATCCCCCCTAGCAGCAGTAAAATCAGAAGCCTTTAGCTTCCTCTGAGGCGATTCAATATCTATTTTGCCTTTCTCCTTGTTGAGCCACATAAATAAATTGTAATATGGCAAGTTTGTCGTGTTAAAAAAGGAACTATCAAACTGTATATTGGTATATTGATTTTCTATAGCCTTTATGATAGTATGAATCCTAAGGGCTGGCTTTAAGTCTCTATAATCAACCCCCTTGTGATTTCCGTGAGGATATAAGTTGTTTTCCTTAGTGTTATCTACACTATCGTAAACTAATCTTTGAGTTGATGTTATCAATGGAAACAGAAAACTGTCCGCAAAAGTATCTGACCCTATAGTAACATCGTCAGCGTTGCCCATAAGATCAATTATGTCTGTGGACGTGTAATCAAAGCTTATATTAGAAAGATCAGCTAGGGTATTAAGTGTTTGGTCTCCTAAGGTTTCTGCTAACTTAACCGTATCTCCAAAGAAAGTTACTGTATAGGAGTAAGGCTTGTTGTCTTTCATATTGACTGCATCTAATTGCAATCTACCTTTCTTAAATAACAAAAAATTCAAATGTAACTCCGCATCCAGCCTTCGAGTAGCATCAAAGTTTAAGTTGTCTTCAGGATTTGACTCTCTTCCAATGTCTGGATTGTAGAAGTGCTTAAAGATATTATTATTTATCCTACTGGCTGGGACAGTAAAAGTTCTAGTAAATTCAGCGAAAACCTTTGCTATATCCCGAACATCTTGAATGCTCTGAACAAGCTCTATACCTTCGAAATCAAACAGTTCTATTTGATCGTAGCTAGAGGCCTTAGTTAGATATAGTTGTAGTTGCATCATTATCTTACGTTATTTATGTAGTCAGAAGCAAAACTGAATGTTACAGTATAATTTATAGTTTTGTTGTTTAAGCTAGTATTATAGATAAACTCTTTGTTTTGTGGGGTGGCCCCAATAGTACTCCCGTCATAAGTAATCCAGCAGTTTTCTGTTAAGAATAACTCTTCTATTGTCTGGTTAAAATCCTCATTTATAAATCCAGTATTAAGCGTCAAGCTTTTATTGGCCTTAACATCGAATCTTTGAGACTGCACATCTCCAGTGTTGTAAGAAGCATTAGAATTAATTATGTTCCTTTTGAATATTGAGTCTGTTATATTAAAACTCTCTATGGACTTCTTAAAGAAGTACATCGTTTGAAGTACACCAAACTTATTTATGAATTGGCATTTAATAGGTGTGAATTTAGGTTCACATACTGGGATTAGGTTTATACTCTTTAATAGAGTGGTTTGTCCATCATTATAAACGTTTATAACGTAAGGAGTGTTATTCGTGTTGGGTGTAAAGGAAACATATCTAACAGCACTGTCTGCTTCATTTGTAAAGTCAGCGGCTGTGTCTATAGTTGTTTGTACGCCATCTCTAGTGTAAACAATCTCTATGTCATCCTCTGTAAAGAAAGGGATATCTATAGATGTCCCTTCTGGAGTGTAAACATAATCCGAAGATACAAGAGCGTGTCTGCTAAGTTCAGGAGTGGCTCCCTCTTGGAAGTACCCATATCCATCAAATGCTAAATAATAAGATGTTGCCATATTAAGTGGTTATTGTTGATTCTATTTGAACCCATTTAACGTACGTTATATTGTTGTTTAATGGTGTGTTTATGTTCGGTGTTAATTTATCTCTAATAAGCTCTGATATCTCAAATATCACATAATCATCACCGGGCAAAGGTTTCTTTGTTAGTGTTGCCACCGCCGTACCTTTATCTACTGTTTTTGTGCCTGAATAAACATAAATATCTATCTGAGTTTGTACCATACCCGATTGAGTATATTTTAAATAGTATGGACTTCTAGTGTTTATTTTAGTTTCAGGCATTATGATGAAGGTTGATCAGCGGTTAATACACATATTTTTTGCTCGTCCCCTTGGTGTCCGTGAAATCCTGAAGGAATATTAATGTACACCTTAACAGTTCTTGTTATTGGGCTTCCAGTAGTATTGGCATTCCAACTAGGTGGCAATGTTTCTGACCCAGCATAATCAAGATCAACATACTCGCTTTTAGCTATATTTATAAGAGATGAGGTTGGAGGTGTAATTGTTCCGTCTTGAGCGACAGCAAATCCAGTTATATCTGTACAGTCAGGTATATATTCTACTGTAATAGCATCTTCTATTTGAACCCACTTAACATAATCACTCACATCATTAGATAGTAAGTTGTTATTAGGCTGCAAATAATCCCGGATAATTTCAGCAAGCTCAAATATCACATAATCGTTTCCGCTTACAGGATACTTCTTTAACGAATATTTCACATCCCCTTTATCAGTGGTTTTCTGCCCAGCATATATGTAAATATCTAACTCTACATACACCAGATTAGAAGCTTGGTATTTTAAAGGAAAAGGACTTCTTACGTTTATCTTAGTTGACATTCTTGCTGGTTGAGTTTTTAAGATGTTCTTCTATATCTTTAATATATGCGGCTGATGAATCTTTGAGCAATGCGTTCATTATTCTAAGAGAAGCTTGGTATGATATGTTTCTTCCTTTATATCCATCCCTCCCTATAGCTCTAGCTATCGCAAAGGCAGCCGACTTTAAGCTTTTACCATTCCTTGGCCCAATACCCTTAGCCTCCATCCAAACCTCTATAGAAGTTCTTGGAGGAGCTTTAGCTCCCTTTCTTCTACCTGTATGCAGAGTAGCAAAAGATTTGCTTCCGCCAACGGCTATTCCTATGGAGTCTGTTGTTTCAAATGTATTAGAGTAAACGCTGCTAGCGGTTTGGCCAGTGGCATTTATACCTGCCTCCCCCATATAAGTCTTTATAGCCTCTTGTATCTTTGGGCCATAAGTCTCCATTACCACTCTGAGGTTGTTTCTATTCACAAGTGCTGAAGTTATCGTTAGGCATTTGTACAGATAGCGTTATTCCCCAGCCAGCTAATTCATTCTCAAAACGATCTTGGAAGGGTTCAGCAGTGACTTCTCCAGTTATCTGGAGGTCACTGTTCTCTAATAGTGTACCTCTTCTTAAATGGCTCTGTAGGTCGTTTACAACAGCAAGCTGAGTGTTTAATATATCTTGCAAGTTATCATTACCATAAAATGAATCGTAAGTATTCTCATTCTTATTCTTGTCGACAATATCCATAGACAATACACTAATGTCTGCTGTCATAACGTAGTCACTAAAGACTACGTTTCCTATGCTTATATGTGATAACGGAAATATAGTTGTCTTTGTTAAGTCAACCTCCATTATATCACCAAAAGTTACCGTATTGGTAATATTGTTAGCTCTTAGCCTGTCTTTAATTTTGTCTAGTAAGTCGTATACTTCTTTCATTTTATTTTCTTGATAGCCGCAGCTTCTAATTGGTTCTTCTCTTTCTCAAACTCAAGCCAACTTAAGGCTTGCGTGACTTTAAGTTTTGTAACTTCTTCAAACTTGAGGAGGTCTCCCTGAGCGATTGCATAAATTGATTGATACCAACCCCATTTTCGTCCAAAGCTTGCCTCAGCTCCGAGTCCTCCCGTTGAATCTCCTTCTTCAAATAGCCCGTCAAATAGATTGACAGTTCTTTCCCTAAACGATAAAAAAAAACCACAGCCCCCAGTGCTATATCAATAGGCATATCTTTCATTACCTCTGAGTACTTATCTGAGCTTTCGTAGTCTTCTATGAGATACATTCCCTTCTTCTCGAAAGTAACCGGTCTATACAATACAGCCATAGCTTTATGCATATCAGTCCAATCAGATATATAGGTGTCTAAGTCAACAAACTCTCCTAAAGAGATGCTATCGAGCTTGGGTATAAACCCAAACTCTACCTCTTCACCATTTGGATCCTTTAAGGAGAACCTGCTTATCATAGGAGTGTCCGCTTTAAACAACTCATTAAGGTGGTTTATTACAAAGTTGAAGTCAGTAAGCTTCATATTGTAGGCCTCCTTTAGAGTCAGCCCACAAAAGACCTCTAGCATCTTAAGATTAAGAAACTCTGGGTCTTCAGCTTCCTTGTTATCCTCAGATAGCTTATAGAACTTTTGGTATTCTGAAAGCTTAATTCCTCTTAGCGACTTGGGGATGTCTATCTTTAACTGCTTCATACTAATATAACCAATATTTGGTGTCGGTGTATCACAAGCAGACCAAAACAAAAGATGGAAAAATTAGTTATATTAATATAGAATTGGAATTTTGGGAGTCACAAACGAACAAAAATGAAAATTCGATATCCTTGCTGGGTATTAATAAAGAGGCTTAGGGTAACTATACTTTTATCTGAAAGTCTATTCCTCTTTTCTGAATCGGTTGATTTTATTAAACCTGATATAACATAACCGTCCAATCTCGTTTCACGTTGATTTTACTAAACTGAATATAACATAACCGATTAAGCCCGTTTTACGTTCTTTCCCTGAGAGGCTCGCAAATCTCTGGCTAGGGGTAGGGTCCCGCTCCTATGTTTAAGGCCCTTAGAAGCGCTGTGAGCGCCTCCTGGGGCCTGTTTTCGTTTGGTTGATTAGTTTTAAGGGCTGAGTATACCCAAAAAAAAAGCCCGATTAAAAATCAGGCTGTTATAATTTTATTGATATTTTATTTCTGTTCTATGTCGGGCAATCCGTGATCGTTTAAACTTATGGACATATCTAAATAAAACCCGCACGCGCTGCAAAGAAAATTATCCTTTTCGTTGACGTGGCCGCAGCAACTGCAATCTTTGTCTATATTCATTTTGTTAAGTTTATAAATTCAGTTTGTTTAATTCTTTTATAAAATGTTTTATTGTCTGTTATGTAATATTCCGCGGGGTCGGTTATATCGTATTCAATTATAGACAAAGCTTTTCTAATTGGATAAAGCTTTTTTATTTCTTTGCTTTGTTTTCTGTAGTGTTCAAACTGTTGCTTTGATTTGCTCATTTTGTTTTGTGTTTAGTTTATTGCTATTAATTACAAACCCGGACGCATCAAGCCGGGCGGCTTTTCCTTTTGCTTTGAGGCCCAATATAACGCCCGAGTGATTGATCATTACCAGGTCGGACGCGTCACCGTCTACCACCTTAAAACCTTTGTAGTGGGTTGGCAATTGATCCGAGAAGACGGCCGAAACATTAGCCCCGAGGCTTAAGGCCTCGAGGGCCTCGGCTTCGTTATCTTCAGCCCTGGAAAAGGTTAATACATAGTTAGTCGCGTTAATATACTTTTTTACTTTGCCTAATATTTTTGTATAATCATAGAAGACCGCGACCGGGGCCAGGTCGGTAATATCTAAGCCCGCGTATTTTTTCAATAGATATATAAAATCCTGGTCGCTGGTCCCGTTTAATCTAAATGCTATCTGTTCCCCTTTCTTTTTAGCTTTGGCAGTTTCTTTGACAATTTCCCCGGCCAGCTTTTTGATAAATAAAGCTTTATTATATATATAAAAGTTTGTTTTATTTATGCGCGAATTTTGGACGCTATTAAAAGCCCCGCGCCCGGCTACCCATAAGCAAGCCGCCGCGCAACCTTTGGAAGCATTAGGGCAAATATTAACCCCGGCCGCATTTTGATTATATGGTGCTAGGTATAAAATAAAAGTTTTTATTTCGTTCTTTGCTGTCTTTGCGTTGGTGTGGCCCGGGCTCAATAGCCGGGCCGGGATAGTGTAATTTTTCATTATTATATATTTAAAAGTTTAGACTCTAAAAAGCTTTCGATAAATCCGTCGGGAAGTTTTAAAGTTCCTTTGCCGTCAACTATTAGCTCCGCCTCTATTATTTGAGTATCAACGGCACCGGGGGTATAATAGTCCCCGGCCCACTCGGTCAATTCTAAAGTATAATTAATAATAAAGTCATCACCGACGAAACATTCGTATTGTTTCCTTGTCTTTAAATGTGTTACTTTTCTTTGTTTCATTTTATTCTGTTTTTTATGTTCGTCAAAAGTTTGTGCATTTTCAAAAGCTTCATTTAGAAGCTCATTAAATTGCTGTTCCTGGTTTTGGTCAAAGTTGATCATCTATTAATAAAACTTGTTAATTGGTTAATATTATTAATGCGCTGGTCCATCTCGCCGCCGTCCGACCAAGGGTCACGAAAAAAAGTATACTCGACCCCGTCAATTTTTGCCGATATAATGCGCTCAAATTTTATTGTGCGATAGGCTTTCTTCCTGGTGTTAAATAAATTGATATTTTCAACAGCATCTAAATTATATTTTAGCTTTCCGCCCTTTAGATATTTAGTTACACCTTTGCGAAATACACCCCGGCCCAATGTTTGATTGGCCCTGGTGTAGGTAAGCGAAAAAAACCGCCCGCTTTTAATTTTGTTGTTTAATTCTGTAAAGTTTAAAGTTTTCATTTTGTAATAATTAAAGGTTAACAAAGTAATTGATAAAGTGCCCGACGATATAACCGCCAAAAGCAAATAAATAAAGATTAACAAATAGTTTCATTGTGTAAATGTTTTAAAGTTTATACAAATATAAACATTTTATCAACACATACAACAAATAAAAATAAAAATCAAGTACCCCCCCTACTTTTTTTTTAATTGTGGGCGGGGGATCTTTGCCAGGTGAATACAACAAAAGAAAATAAACTGTATATAATAGGAACGGGTGCGCGTTATTTACAAAGAATTTTGGATATATCCAAACCCAAACCCTTATCAATAATGAGTCTAAATAGTGGATTTGCGGGGGGTACTGCGTTTAAGGGGGTACTGCGTTTAAGAGCCTGGATCCTGGCTCCTGGGCCTACTGCGTTTAAGAATTTCGGGGCCACTGCGTTTAAGAATCTACCCCTACTGCGTTTAAGAATTTATCGGATCACATAAGTGCCGCGCTTGGCATTGATCTCTGCAAACTGAAGAGCATATCTCATTGCATCGATACAGTGATTCCACTTGTCTATTGGCCGCTCATTGCGAGCGTGCCATACATAGTTATTCAGCTCCTTGATTATATTCTCTGACTTAGCATCTACTATAATCTCATAGTCTTGCATCAGGGCTATCCCTGAAAGGATAGACCCTTTGCCTTTCTTAGCTCCTTTTACATTACAGCCATAAACCTCCCTGAGCTCCTGGATCATCCTAGGCTCATTGTTGTCTGTTATAATTATAGAGTCTAAGGCGTGTCTTATGTTCCTTTCCCCTATTTCCTTTGTAGATAGCCCAGGCTTAACGAAACACTCCTGGACCCACATTATCCTATGTTCAGTGTCTACAGAGCATCTGACGAGCGTTGTGGGGTCTGTAGAGAATCCGTAATCTTGTCCGTATACAATCTGATGGTAATCTTTGAATTGGCCAGTTCTCCAGTTGGTGATCACTACACCTTCAGCCTTGTCAATCCACCCACCCATTATTTGGTGCAGATACTTCCTTGGGTTCTTCTTACGCATCATCTCTACCTGCTCAACAAAAGAATTAGATAGATTATCTTTGTTGTCCATATAGCTAGTGTGAATGTATGTTACGTTATCCTTCCATACATTCGACCCAGCTTCTACTCTTTTGGCTGCAAAGAACCTCTGGTATATCCAATGCTCCTTTGTGGTTGGGTTGAGTATTAGTATACATCTATTCTGTTTGTTCTTCTCTCTGACTGATTGGTCTATCTTATCAAAGCTGTCTTCGTCTATAAGCTCTTCTGCTTCATCCAACACAAAGGTCGTAATACCTTGTAAGGACTTAAGCGCAGCGGTTTGATTACCGCTGCTAGTCTTGATACCTTTAAATATTATTGAGCTTCCGGTGGCTGTGTTTAAGATCTCATCCTTAGTTATCCTAAAGTGTTTAGCGATACCGAACAGCTCAAGCTTCTCTAGGAACTCTGGTATAATAGAAGTAGCAGCAGAGACCATCGTATACCTAGCGAACAGAATCTTATGACCCTTCTCCATCGTAAGGAAAGCTAGGAAGGTGTTTACTGCAAAGGACTTACCGGATCCCCTACCACCCGTCACTACAAAGTAACGGGTGTCATTTCCTAAAGCCTGGTATTTATCGTGAAGTTGAGGTGCTGCCACTAGATTCTCTTGGATTAAGAACCCCTCTTGGGGATAATTTAGCTGGCTTTACATAATAGCCTAGTATTGGATTCACAAGGTAATTCCAAAAGTCCTTTGGAAAGTCCTTTGGATCATTGATCTGTCTCTTCTTGTTCATCTTGTTCTGGTGTTATATCTATTGTGTTATCTATCTCAGGGGCCTGCTGAGTTCCAGCAAATATGTTTGTGATAGGTATGTCTAGCTTTTGACCTCCGCTAGTATAGTCTACACTTTCTGTAGGCTTACCATACTTATATTCAAAGAGTAATTTCATATGGGCGAAAGAGGACTTGGCTTGCTTCGCTAACTCGGCCCAGGCCTCTTCTTCAGAGCCAAAGACCTCCTTCATTGCGTTCAGAGCATAGATACCCACTCTATCCTTCTTAGCTTCATTAATAGCAGCAGGAGTAGCGTTAACCTTATTGGCTAAGAAATGCTTATCTCCCTTCTTCCTACCATTGTTCCTACGACCATCATTCTTCTTAATGTACTTAAACTCTTTCGGCTTTCTACCCATACTAATATAACTGATTATCTATCAGCGTGTTTATCATAAAAGAAATTATACAGCTCCCAAGTCTTATTGGCCACACCTATATCAGTGTATACCTTCTTAGACTTTTCCTTTTGAACTCCCCTCTGGACAATAACATAAAATTCAGTGCAACGACCAAAGCATTTCCCAGCAGGGACAGGATATATTTTATATCCGTTGTCTATACACCAGGCAGCCTTCTTCTGGCTGACTAGCGAGTAGTCGATTTTCTCCTTTTGTGTTCTTCTATTCTTTCTGCCCATAGCTTTGGATTCTCTTCTTTTAACCAAGTTGAATCCCAAAGATTATTATCTGTTAGGTTTTTTGGTTGTATAGGTTTGTCTTTATTAATGCCAGCGTCACTCCTTTTAAACCAGAGATCTACGATATCTTTTTGATGACTATCGGTTTTGGTTGTCCTGTGTTGATTGTCTGGAAGGTGTTTGTTTAATCTTTTGTTTTTCGGATTCATCAGTCTATAAATAACATTACTAATAAAACTATCACTCCAAGCAAGAACACTAATGCAATTATATCAAACATCATACTTTCTATAATATACTGTTAGTTCTTCTCCCTTCTTTATTGGTTTAATTGTATGCAGAGTACTTTCTACAAAATCCCAGTGTTCTATATTATTGGAATCATTAACATAAGAATGAGCCTCGCGTATAAAGCAGTTAGGTGTTGAGCTATGGTTTAAAAAGCCACCCAAAGGTGTCCTAAATAATTTTTCATAGTAAGGCGTATCAGGAAGTTCAACGTGTGTTACTCCTAATTCACACCCTGCTTCTATATTTTGTGTTGCAAACACTCCTTGTCCGTGTATCTTACTATTCTTTATGGTAAGTTCGTCAGGTATTGGCTTATACATATTCTTTAGTTATAAGGGTTCTATATTCATTCAGCAGAGTTCTATGCTCGACCAATAGGTCGGCATACTTATTCCGATAATACTTCTCCGGGTTAATGTCCCGCTCTCTGGTCTTAGTGCATTTAGCTATAAGCTTATTGAGTTTGTCATATACCTCATATAGATTTATTTCATACTCGACAATCACGTCATCAAATATTTTGATTCCGTGAAGTACCGTGGCGTGATCTCTACCTACAGACATACCTATCTCACTAAGCGAGCAGAACGTATGCTGTCTGCATAGTTTAAAGTATACAGCTCTAGCATATACTCTAGCTCTTAATCTACTAGGATGGCTTAAGTCTAAATCAAGTTCCCTTTCGACAAGCTCTTTTATTTCTCTAATTTTCATATATATCTTTTTGTTTTTCTAGTTCTAATTCTACTCTATTAACTTCCAATTGTATTTCTTTTATAGTACACTTGTCTGCCTTCTCCAATGCTTTCTTTACACCAGCGCAAGCTTCATATAACTCTAAAGATTCAAAGTCCTTCATTTGGACTGCTATCTCTTGATAGGTAACGCCCATCAGTAAATCAACCAAAGCAAGATAGTAATAGTTCAAAACCTCAAAATCGTACTCTTCTTTAGTCATTATACAGTTCCGTGTATATACCTATTAAATATAACAGACTCTATTTCTTTGTCAGACTTTCCTAAGAAGTCTTCCTTATATCTGTCCGTACAAATGCGCACTTTCTCTTCTCCAGACTCGAAGCACTCTTCGGAGGCTTCGTATACTCCAATTCTACCAGTAACCTTTTCTACAACTAAGAAAGTAAATCTCTCTACATTAAATAGCTCTCTGTATATATATGGTTGGATATCATAATTGTATTTGCTTTTATATCTAGGATTCCAATTGTCTAATGATGCGGCAGTCTTTAGGTCTACTATATGATTGTTTTTTAAGTAGTCAGCCTTCCCCCTAAAAGGTATCCCATTTATAAGACCTATAGATGGCACTTCCTCTAGACCTCCCTGCAATAAGCTAGAAGCATATTCACACCTGTCTAGAGATTTCTTTTTCAATGCCCTCATAATATAGAAGTGCTTTAGCAACACAACTTCCTTATCGGATTCTTCAGCACGCTCCTTAAAGGCTTTAGTCTGAGACTGAGCATCAAAAAACTCATACCGCTGTTCAAGCTTCTCTGGTTCTAAAGTAAGCATATGAAAAATACTCCCGTGCAACAAAGCATCAGTTTGTTTTCTTTTTGTTGTTAAAGACTGGTAGTATGATATAGAAGACTTTAGCAGTTCTTTACAGGCGGATGAAGATAAAGCCGCTTTGCTTAAGTGACCAAAGTAAAATGGATCCGAATCCATATTGGATATAAGTTCGTCCTTATTCCAGCTTATTCCGTCTAGCAATGTTATTGTATCGTTGCTCATATAGTTTTATTTTCAAGCAAGATAATAAACATTTTGTTAACTACGAAATAGATTTAGGTTTTTCTTCGTAATAAGCCTTTAGTAGATATCCGTCTATTGGACTGATGTTGGATATAGATTTATAGATTAACTTGCTAATAGACTTAACATCCTTTCGCTCCGTAGCAGTAGAGTCTGTCCCTAGGTTTGTGTAGAGATTGCAATCAATCTCCAGCAAAGCATCTACTTTCTTTTGAACAGACCAGGTTCTATAACCTACTATCTTTTGTATTCTGTCTCTAGTATTCATCTCTGTTTCCTTAACTTCTGTATGTATAGAGCTGCATCGAGCAGCTCCTCTTGGAGTTCCCTTAACCATACATAGAATCCATCCGGGTTATCTTGTAAGGTCATCCCATACTCCTTTATCCCACGCTGACTGCGTTTGTCCATAATCTCCTTCACCTCCTCCACAATAGGATCCGTTTTAATCGGATCCCTTCTGGCAGTTGTGTTAGTGTTATACTGTTCTCTGTCTAAAAAATACTTGCTTACTGAATCTCCCATAACTTATAAATATGAATAGCAATGCTTATCGTGAATAGATATATTAGCTACCAGCTTGTCTACCTTTGCTGTGTTCTTAAATTGTGTTGTCTTGTTGTGTTTCTGCACAAACCACTCAGGCTTAATCCTAAGCAGGTTGAAGCAGTAAATCCCTTTTGGGGTTGAGCATATGTACATAGGAACCTCTAGGTTCTCGTGGGCCTTATCTACCATATAGTCGTACTTAGATTTCTCTATAAGCAAAGTGTCATAGTGTGCGCCCCTGCACTTAAGCTCAATCCTATGATTTAAGTGAGCTGAATAACAATCCCACCTGCTCATCTTATCTTCTGACTTAACTAAATCAACATAATTGGAGAGTTTAATTTGGCTGAATAGATCAGCCTCATTATACTCACCAATAGGTTTATCGACTATGTTATCCCAGATATTCATTATAGACTGCCTCTAACTTATTATAGACCCCGTTGATAAAGCAACTACTACAACCAGACATTTCTCTTTTTTCATTGAAAACCCTATTGTAAATATCTAGAAGCTCCTTTTGTGTTGTGGGGCTTATACTAGAATTAGACTTTGCAAAGAATGCTTTAAGATAATCAAACTCAGGCTCTGTCAAACAGTTGGGCTTCTGATAAGAAAACATCTTGTTCAGCTTTTCCTTACGCTCATCACATCCACAGTCCTTACCATCTGCAAATATCTCTACCACCTTCTTTATTCCGGTAGCCTTAGTAATCTTCTCTACTGTATCACCAAGGCCTTCTGAGGCCTTTTGGTGATTCTTAACCCATTCTTTATAGGCTTTGGTCCTTTTGTCTTTAGGTGCTTCCATAATTATATTTTATCAAAATCTCCGTTTTTAAAATCCTCCCAGTCCTCCAGGAGCTCGTTATTAATCTTTACCTTATAGTTCTTACAACTATTAAATATTGAGGTTAAGGATATGTTTGTTTTGCTAGCGATATCCCTCATAGACATATCACTTCTGTAATATAAAGCAAACAGCTTCTGGTCATACCAATAGTCCCAATCCTCAACTACCTTCATCACTTTGTCAAACAGTCTGTCGTGAGCCTCTATAGCCTCCATCTCTTTTACATCGTATGTTACCTGGTTATTTATATGCAGAAAATCTGCCGAGTAATCAGACAGATCTTCTAAATAAACAGTACCATTCTTAGCTTTGTAAGTCCTTGCACTCATCCACATATTTCTTATAGTGGTCCATATGTAGAACCTATTGATTGTGCCAGTATCTTTGTAGTAAACCTTGCTTTCGTCCTTTACATACCTATGCAGCCGAAGATACATCTCCTGGATTAAATCCTCGGCAAGGGAGGGTGGCACTCCCATATTCAACGCCATAGCCAACCAAAGCTCGTGCTTTCTACCAAGATCTTCTAGCACTATCCCTGAACAGGTATATAAAGAGCAAAGAACCCAAGCTGGACTCTAAAGATATCTATTGTGCCTAAATCTCCTCCTCCTTCTACGTCAATGTCTGTAAGATAATCTAAGCCAAAAGCAAAGCCCATTATCCATTCAAAATCTATCCCCATAACTTATCAAATATTTTTATTGCAACCGTAAAAAATACTATACTCCATATTACGGATACTGTTAAACAAAGCATTCTAATTAAACTATTTCTTAATAATCTTCTCATTTTGTTATAAATTTAACATATTGTTGTTTAATAAACAAATTTTACCTTTATGCAATCAGAATCGCTGTAGTACTTCTTCATTTGTTTTATCTCTACAATGTTCTGATCCTGTTCATAAATGAGTCCCTCCAAAGCATCAAAGAATGCTTTGTTGAGGTTATCCTGTAAGTCTGGCTTGGTTGTTTTAGGTGTCTGACCTATCCTTCTTTTCTTAGGTGTAGCCTTAGGATATGCGTAACTATATTCAATGTATTCCACAAAAATTGGTGTTCCCGCTTCTATTATAACGAAATTATCGGGTAACTGTTCCGAAACTAACGTCACAATGTACTTCTGGTAATCAACAATTTTCTTTGGTTTGTACTTGATGCCATTCCTCCCAATCCTAAATGATTGGTGAGGTTGAGCCTTGATGTTGAGCTTAAATATTAGTTCGTTCATAAGTTTATGTAGCTTCCCTCGGCTAAGAGGTCAATTTGTTTATCTATGTAAGGTATTCCATTTTTTATTCTAAAGCTGAATTTGTCGAAGGGCTGACCTCTACTCCTCATACAACTGACTATGGTGATGTCATCATCTTCCTCGTCCACCTTTACTGATATTTGTGTTTCAGTCTTCTTCTCTAAGAACGATCCTAAGTGGCCAGTAGGCTTCATTGAATTGTAATTAGAGTGAATAACAGTAATGATATGTATCTTTAATTCCTTGGTCCATTTCATTAAGTACTGGACAAGTTCATTGCTAGCATTTATATCATTAACATCGTTTATAAGGTCAGCTATTCCGTCTATAATTACCAGACCTAGATTATCCACCTTGTTGATGTGCCAATCTATAAACTCAAGTCTCTCTTGTGGAGTGTATTCTCTTAGAGAGTAGGGCTTGTATGTCTCAAGCCCTCCAGCCATTTTATCTATCCGACCAAATACTCTTTGAGCGTGAAACTCTCCTTGCTCAGTATCATAGTGAATAGTCATCTTGCCATCACTATGACCAAGCATTCTTTCAGAATATTGATTAGATTCGGAAATATAAGCACTAGCCATAAGAGAAACCAAGAAAGTCTTACGACTCTTTGGGGGAGCCTGTATGAAGCTAAAATTGCCATATGTACCCACACATATAGGCAAGTCCCTTTCGCCGCCCGTAGACCCCATAGAAATGGCTACAGGAGGGTAGTCAACCTCCTTCTTAGGATCCACATAGGCATCCTTAAGAATTTGCTCAAACTTCTTGTTGTGATCTAGCTCTAATTCCTGGTATGGCATCTGGCCTTGTGTTATCTTTTATAATACCTTCTACTAATTGTCTGATGAAGCCTTGGTGTTCTTCTACAGAATCCCCATCGGGATTCATAAGAAACAGATCAACTGCTAGGGTCTGCTCCCACATTGACCTATCAGTTCTGATTATCTGTTCTATTTTAGATATAACCCTATGCGTAAAGAAATCTGAGGTGGCTTGGCTATCGCCAATCCTTAGGCTGAACACTTGAGCAAAGGCCCAAGTTGCAAGCCTATACAGAAATCTGCTTCTGTACTCTTCAATAGCTTCGTTATAATTCAATTCTTTGATAAGCTCGTTTAGAGCTTCTCTATCTCGATTAGAAGGTTTAATGCTGTTTTGTTTTAGCCTATACGTTAAGTGATCTAGGCTTCTGTAAATTTGGTTCATATGTTTTACATTTTAGCTTTATTCAGAATATACCACAAAGTCCCCCCGCTACTTATCCCAAACTTATCTTTAGTCTTATTATATGAATTGCCAGAAGCCTTGTAAAAGTCCCTAACCTCTTTAGTGTTATATTTCTTGGTTTTAGCGGAAGCTTTTCTTGCTTGAGCGACACGGTCTTCTTTAGGTCTATCCATCATATTTTCCTTGTGTGTTCCTAAAGCAATATTGTCTTCTGAGTTATTTTTATTATTACCATCTAAGTGGCGAACCAGTATACCTTTACTATAAATAGCATTACCGTACTTTTGATAAGCTTGAAGTCTGTGAGCATATATTATAATATACTTTCCTTTCTTTTTAGTCCCAACCCTTATATATCCTTGCGTGTCTGAGTTGGTTATAACTTGGCCTCTTAGGCCATACATAGTGCCTTCAGGGGTTACTGTATACCCTTTATCGTGAGCAAATTTTTCGTTTCTACTAAAAGTTTCTTTGTTATGTGATATCATAGTTTATTTGGTTTAGCAAAAAAAAGGGAAGACTTTCGACTTCCCTCTTCTTCTAACATTAATAATTAAAAATCAAGATCACCGGTTTCAATTTCAGCTTTCTTCTCCTGCTTGTCTGCTACGTTAATAGCACCATCAGTCCAAACAACCTTACCGTTACCGATAAAGTTTCTGTCTTCCTTAGCATCTCTCTGCTCTTTGGTTTGTTCCGCCCATACAGAGACATTCTTTCCGTACTCATTAGTGTTGTCGTAAATCTTAACAGTAACATTTTTATACTTACCGTCTTTACCTTTTAATCCTAGTGATAGTAGTGCACTCATAGTTTATTTATTTAATTAGTGATTTAAGATCTTTCAATAGATCGTTATTAATAGTATACTTTTGCATAACAGCAGCAACGTTGCCCCCTCCATCAAGGTAAGATACTACCTTTTTATGTTCAGGGGAGCCTTTGAGTAAGGCTGGTTTGCCTGGACTAGACTTGCTGTGATTATTTGTAGCGTCAGCATCTTTAGTATCGTCTATAAGTAATAAGTTCCCTATAGCATACTTTTTAGCGTAGCTAGAAGCAGCTCCAGTTCTCTGGGGCTGTTGCATCCCTTTAGCATCAAAATCTATAATAGCCTGGGCATTAGACTCAATCTGCATACTAGGGTCTTTAGCATCAATAAGCTTGGCAGTGGACTCAATATATAAGACTCCTCCAACTTCTTTAATCTCATCAGTCATCTTAAGCACAGCTTCGTGCTTCATAGCTAATGGTTTAACAGCCTCCAAGATGTCCTCGGCAGATCTGTAATTGTACTTCCCAAAGGCATTCCTTTGGTTCTTAGGAGCCTTAAGCTCCGTCTGGATCGTTAGTAGTTTTTGTGTAATATTCATAAATTAGTATTTAGTAATTTCTCTTAATACAACTTGCTTGTATTCTTTAGGGCATTCCTCATCACAAAGCTCAACAACATAAGATATCAATCTATCTATCTCATCCTGCTTTTCTGCATTGTATTTGGTTAGTGCCTCAATCCTCGCCTTGTAGTAATCGGTCTGATTGTAAAATGGTCTAAGTGTGTTCTTCATATCAGTTAATTTTTGTGCAAGTTATAAAAAATAATTAACTAAACAAATAATTAACAAAAAAAAGAGAGCTGTATTTCTACAGCCCTCTCAACCAAATTAACTAAAACAATTCACAAATGAAAAACAATTAATAATGTTTGAACGGAACAAATGTATATTATTTTTTTAATATAACCAAAACATATTTGGTTTTTGATCATCATTATCTACATATATGGTCTTCTGGTCCCTAGACACAGCTATTCGACTAAAGCCTACCTCCATCAAGGAAGCTATCATCTTATATCGCTTCTTAGCATTCTCACAACGTATTATCGCAGCCTTACCTATAAGGTGGCTGCTTACACTAGAGTCTTCCCACCGTCTGTTTTGGAACTTAGTTCTGTAACCAGACACTATTAAGAACTGCAGCTTGCACAAATGTGCTGCTGCGTCTATCATAGCAAGAAATTCTCTATCCATATACTTCTCGGCAGACCCCGGTTGATCGGGACTGTCAAACTCTGTAATAAGAAAATGTCTTAATTCCATACTGCAATATAATATTTTTTTATACATTTGCAAAACGTAGCAGTAGATCTACGTTAAAAGCTACCAAACTTCAATAGAGATATTGTTGGATCAGATAGCGTTGAAAGTTTGTTTTTCTAGGGGGCTTTTTCTTTTCTTTCTTTTTCTTTTACCCTTTTCTTTTTCTTTGTTTTCTTTTATTTAAACATAGCAAGGTAATCGGTGGCCCATTCAAAATGGGTCCACCAGCACTGCGTTTAAATATGTACTGTGTTTAACAAAGTTACTGACATTTAGTTAACACTATACCCTAAGTGCAACACATATGATAGCCTATCTACCCTGACCTCGATACTTCTTAGTGTAGTTCTTAGAGCTTTTTAGCACGCTAGTCTTAGACTTAGCGTGCGTACCAGGTCGCTTAACTCTTTTCTTCTTCTGGAATGTAGGTTCTGCTCTACGGGCCATTACTGATGCATCTTGTTACCAAACACCTTCTCGACTCCACGGCTGCCAAAATAGCCACCAATTACAATAGTTAATAAGCCTGTAATAGAGTCTAGTGGATAACCTAAGTACCACCCGACAACATAACTGATAGTTAAAAACACTAATGTAAGTGGCCGCACATTTTGTGCGAGCCACCCACTTCTGCTGTCAGCAACCCATCTACGGGTCACTCCGTCCATCTCAGCTCTCTCTAGGCGCAGTTTCTCTAGTGCTATGTCCTTATCCTCAGCACTCATATCAGAACCTCCTATAATAGCCTCTATGACACTCCCAACAGGAGTGTCTTGTGCTATTGCTCCGACAACCTTAGGTATCTTTTGCAGTAGGAAAGAACCTACTGCTGTATCTTTAAATTTCTTCTTAGTCTTTGACATTTACAATCTCGTTATACAATATCTGAGCTAGTTTGACTTCGTGTGGATTATCTATGCAAACGTCTTTAGTTAATTCCTTAAACCTTACCAGGTTCTTTTCTCTTGCACTTGCACAACTCATCAGAGTTGCAACAAGCAGTATTGTTATTAATCTCATTTTGTCTGTTTGTTTGTTGAAGTAGTAACACTTCAGTTAGTTTGTCGATACTTTTGCGTATCTCCTTTAATTCGTTTCGAAGTCCATTAGACTTCACTTTTATTTCATTCATTTATAAGGGTGTTGCCTACGGTTGCGCTAATACGTCCAGATAACATTTGGGTCTTTGTGGTCATCTGAATCAACGTGGATGAAAGTGTTGGCAATACCAAACCTGGTGAACCCTGCATTAATAAGGGCTTCAAGTATAAGCCATCTTTCTCTCGAACCCTGTATTGCGATATCAACTGCTTTTCCCACAATATGGCTTGAGTTCGGTCTTCCTCCAACTTTTTCGTTATGTTCGATAGTTCGATATCCGGAGTTGATCTTAAAGGGAATCCCTGCAACGTGACGTGCGTGGTCGAGCATTTTAAGGAAGTCAGAATCCATATACTCCCCAGAATGAGGAACATCTGGAGACGCAAATTCTTCATATGAAAAGTATTTTAAGCTCATTTCTTACATTTACAATTTTTGTCATCACAATCCATAGCCTTGTTAAGCAGCAATCTATCAATGGTATCGTCTTGGACCTTTATAAGCATATTCTCTAGCATATCCTTAGCCTGTACAAGCATCTCTATTTTCATCTCTAAGTTACTAATCTTCTTCTTAGCTGCCTCAAGGTCATCCGGGTTTCTACCCGTGATGGACGCAATAACCATAGCGATACTTGCAGCTATCATACCAATCAAGGTATTGACTATTTGCGCATTATCACTAGGTATTGTATACTTAGTGAGATAGTATAAAATCAGTACTACTAAAAAGAAGACAATCAGACTACCTACATAGTGTCTGATGTCTTTTGCTACTCCATTAGTTGGCATCTTCATTTTCTTAAAGCTCTATAAATTTGTATTATAGTAAATGTTAAAGTGGCTCCCATTACAAGCATCTTTAGCACCTCGTTTACTTCACTAACGCTAAATGCTAATGCCATTAAATTGCCAAAGTATAATCCAAATATCTTCAAATCTTCCATTATCTTAATTTGTAAAATAACCAAGCCTTTTCATCTCTTGGTTTACATACTACCATAGTTTCATTTCCTACATAGTAGCATAGCTGATAGTTGTCTAAGGTGTCTTTGCGTATAATACGCATACCTTCTTCTGTTAGTTCTATATTGCCTTTTGCTAAAGTAGATTCTTTGGTGTACCTTTCAAACGTATTGTTTTCTCTGATGGTAACATACTCACCCTCTTGGCTAACCCATAACCCATATATATCCTCTTGGGCAAATGTGAATGTACTAAGTAGTATAAAAAATAGTTTCTTCATTATTTAAAAGCCATATATAAATAAGTACCTGAACCATTATTGTAACCACCAGCACCTCCATTTATTGTGAATCCATTTGTATTAAAAACTACTGCACCTGAGTTACTTAATTCTTGGCTACTTACATCAGGAAACAAACCATTATTACCTCTTTGATTATCTACAATGTTCCAATTATCAGGAGAATCTGTTCTTTTAATTAAAATAAAAGACGGTTGAAAGCCACCTGTGCCTGTACCATCCCCATTACTGTCTAAATAAATTGCATTTCCATCAATTCCTGTACCGGAATAACTCCCTATCTTACTATATCCTGCAACTGAATGGAAGCAGTAGGCAATCCAATCTCCTGCTGTTGATACATTCTTTATTGTTGAAGAAGTTGACCAAGTAGATGCAGAATCCGCTTTTGCATCAGTTTTATTTAACCTTAAATAATCCCAACTTCCATCAATTATATTTGTATAAACAGTCCAATTTGAAGTTGTATTAGTTCTTTTATAAATAATCATTTCAGGTGCGGAAGGAAAAAGTCCGTGTCCTATTGTGTCGCTTATTGTCGCAGAAGAAGTAAACTTCACAATACTAAACCCTGATTCTGTATTGGCACTTACTTGACTGTCAATATCACCCACTTCGTTTAAGACATCATCGCCTCCGCCTTTCCAACACCAAGCTACATAATCATCTCCACTTAGATTAAAACTACTACTGTTACCATTTAAATCAAATCCTAAATGGTTAAAATCAAAAACAGAACCATAAGATGCCTCTGCATTTGTTTTATTTGAAATAAGGTATTTCTCTCTTATTGTATCCATTAAAACGTGGTCAGTTGCAGTAGTCGTTCTTCTTTTAATCCAAACAAGGTCAGGCGAAAAACCAACATTCGATATATATTGAGTACTACTATTCCCCTCATACAATACAGTCTTAAAGTTAGATGTATCTGCACAAGGTTTTTCTTCGTAAAGTTCGGTTACTTGACTACTTGAAAGGGCAGTTGAATAGATGCGTACTTGGTCTATTTTGCCTAAAAAAGGTCTAATTAGTGAACCTAAATCATTTTCTTGACCCCCTATAACATTATAGTCATATTGACTTGCTCCTGTACCATTTCTAAAAGTACCATCCCAAGAAGCTGATGATATTTCGACAGAACCATCTAAATAAGCAATAATTCCATTTGTAGAATCTCCTGTTAATACAACGTGATGCCAAGCATCTTCAGTTATTGTTGTAGTCCCTGTGTTTTCTATATTTGTTGGTGTGGAATCTGATACTCTATATCTTAAAAACTGATTTGTAGGTATCTCTACCCAAATATAAATCCCATCAAATAAAGAAATCATTCTCCTTTGTGTAGAACCTAAACTTCCTGAATTAGCAAAAACCCAAAAAGAAATAGAAAAAGCACCATTAGAATCTATACTACTTGTTGTGCTTTCAGGTAAAATAACTTTACTACTACTCCCATTAAAAACCGCTGCTTGACCATACCTTCCAAACCTGTACTCAACGTTCGTGTCTGAACCATCGTTACCTCCAGTAGAATAATCTTCTGAACTGTTGTCCATTTTGTAATAAGCGACTACATTTGTTCCATCAGAAAAAGGATAGTTTACATCATCAGTAGTACACTCATATACACAAGGGGCTTCTGCGAAAAGGGTACCTACTTCTGTTGAATTTAACGCTTCAGAGAATATTCTTACTTGGTCTATTTTGCCAAGCATTGTATTAGATGTAACACTTGCGAAATATCTACCAATATTTATACTGTCGTGATAACCTGTAATTAATTGAGTAACTGTATCAGATTGAACATTACCATCAACATAAAGTTTTGTGAGTCCATTATTATAAGTCAATGCAATGTGATGCCAGTTTCCTGCTGTAATCAAGTCAGTTGATTCTATAATATCAACACCAGCCGAATCATAAACCAAAACCCTAACAATGCCACTTGTTAAAACGTGAACAGTAAAACCCTTTCTGTCAGTACCACTATTTGTTATTGTAGAAAAAACTCCTCTAATTGCACTTAAAGAGTCTACATTTACCCAACCTGAAACACTAAATTGACCTGACCCTGTAGCAGGTGTTACTCCTGTTACTATTCTACTACTACTCCCATTAAACCTTGCACCATAGTTTATTTGACCGCCTACTCCGAACTCAACGTCAGTAGGTGTGCCTGAATAGTCAGTACCATCAGGGGCAGTACTTGCATCGTAATCCAGAGAATATAACGCCACTCCACTTGAATCGCCAAATGGGTCTGTGGAATCAGTTGTACAAGCCGCTACGCCTCCTGTATTTATTAGTCTTTTGCCTAAAGCCATATTTATTCTATTTCGTCAGATGGGAAAAATTGTACTTTGTATTGCAATGCAGTCTTGTAAGACTTCTTAGCATTTACCTCTGCTTCTAACCTATCGGCTTCTGCTAAAATACCTGCTCTCTCTGTTGCAACATCCGTATCAATATCAATATCCCTTTCTGCTTTTCTTATAACTTGCCAGTCTGTAGGTTCTAATAGTTTACCTGCCTTAGACTTAATCTCTGCAATCTTACTTGCTTTGATGTCGGCTATCTTATATCTTTTTTCGGTTTCGCCTGTTGGTTCACCATCTTCTCCGATAATATCTACCTCTTGGCTAAAATCAATATCAGTAACATCATAGGTTACTATTGAATTATCTTCGTCAAAGTATAGACCACCTTTAGTTTGTGTCTGTGGGTCAAAGCTTGGCTTTACAACATCGTAAATACCTATTTCTTGTAGTTCTTCTGATGATAGGTTGTTAGCACCTCCTAAAATGTGTTTTGTAGGGGTTTTAAGCGAGTTAGGTAAACTCTTGTATATGGTTACTATTCTACCGTTTTCTACTGATGCTTTCATAATTATATACTTTGTGAGATTGATAGGAAAAATGTGTTAGCACCAGTACAAACAACTTGAATGAAGTTTACTGCACCTGACGTATTGCTATACTCTCCAGCAACAGTTGTAGCTGTCAATCCATTATTAAGTGTCAATCCAGACGTTCCTCCTGAATCCGTAATAATAATGTCTTTCACATCGCCTATTGAGGCGTTTGTGAAATTCAATTCAATCGAAATACTTGAAGTTATTGTGAATACTGCTGCGGTGTCAAAATCTAAACTTACTGTAGATGCAGGCGAAATAGGTGAAGAACCTCTTAGGCTATCCCCTGTGCTGCTATTACCGTAAATGTCCGAAGTCATATTGTTAACCTTAATAAAGGCGGCTCTTAGCGTGTCTCCATCGCCTCCGTCTCCTGGATCCACTCCTACTCCTATTGGTTCTCGTGCCATAATTCTATTTTGTTATATTAATGTTTGATCTGCTGTTATTTGTATGCTATCTACTGTATATAATGTACTATCTACTGACAACTCAAGTATATCTGATATCCAACAAGTAGGAGCTGAAGGTACATAGACAGCATCTGTTGTGTCATCTACATCTCCCCACCAGGAAAAACAATATATCCTACCCCAATTTATCCCGTTAGCCATATTACTTCTTTATTCTTTTTAGATAGTTAGTCAATTTTATTATGTTAGCCACTTTAGGCTTATATGTTTTAATTATATTACCCATCCGCCATATGTTGGGTCCTTATCTGGGTACATACCCGTATCTTGCGCTCCGGTATACTCCGGATAATCCTGGCTCTTCTCATCTATGAAATCAAAAAACCGATTCACATAGAAGTCAGCAAAGTCTTTTGCCCTTGCTGTTAAAGAATCCAGCTCACTCTTTGTAAGAGTATCACTAGATTCAGTAGTATGTTTAAATATACCTCCGTTGCTGATTTGATAAGCAGCAAAAGGAATATAGCTATATTGACTATACCATATAAGCATAGGTTTAATATGGCTATTCAGTAATGTCTTGTATGCAGCATTGGCGGAATCGTCAAGAGTTCCGCCAGTGATCAAACTTTGTATCTTCTCGTATAACTTAGTACCCAAAAAGTTCTGTATGTGTATATCCTGGGCCACCTCAACAAATTGAATTAGCTTATCTGTGTCTAAAGCTCCGTCTATGATAGACTTCCGCTTTAACTCCGTCATTGTTATAAATAATGCCTTACTCATCTTCTTCGGTAGGTTTTTCCTCAACAACAGCCTCAGAAACGCTCTCAGAAGACTCCTGCTGGACGATCTCCTCTTCTTGGACATCTTCTACCGCAGAAAGCTTTTCTCCCGTCTCCTCTTCTCTCTTGATCTTAGTCTCTATGTTGTCTAGTTCTGTAAATTCTATTGGTTGCAGGGTAACAAAGTATAAATCCAACGAAATGTCGTTATATAGCAACAATTCCTTGAATGCATCTAGCAACATCTGCTGAAATGGTCTAATTACCATATTGTCCATCAAAATGGATGCTGTTCTAAGCTCTTCAGCATTATTTCCGAACCCAGTGTTGTCTTTTATCCCTAAAAGGATAGGAGACACCACTCCGTGGCCTATCATTATCTTCTCTCGGCTTTCTTTGGCTAAAAACTCATATTGAGCGTGTGCATCAGGCAGATTTATGGGGTCTATGTTAGATTGGTTCTCTGAACCATCATTAAAAGCCAAAATAAACCGTCCTGCGTTGCTAGTACCACTAAATTTATCGTAAATCTTACGTTCAATCAACTCCTGGACCTCCTCGTTAGGTATTCCGTTATTGAAATTGATCAACATACTTGGCTGAAGGCCATTTTGTATGTTTGACAGGTGATAATTACTCACTTCTTCCTCCAAGGTAGCATATTGAAGACATCCTTGGTAGTCTACGGGTGAATAATAGTAAAAACCAGCCTTGTAAGGCTTAATGACATATAATTCAATACGCTGAGACCTCGTGCCGTTGCGATAAGTAGGTATTCTCTTAGGTTTGTCACTAGGTTTAATGTTTTTCCAGTCGCTGTGGTAATAATATGCTTCTATTTTACCGTTTTTAGCCTTCTCAGCACGCAATGTTTCCATTGGGAAGTGATACAGTCCGGCTATTTCTTTCTTTCTATTCTTATAAACCACTTGAATGGCCGCTTGGCCAAGCATCTTGTAGTCTGTCACTATCTTTCTTACATCAGTGGCATTTAAAATGCTCTTCATTTGAGCAAACATAAGAGGCTTCTCCTTAGAGTCGGTAGCCTCAAGACCTCTACCGTAAATCATATCAGAAATACCATTGATACATCTACTATTGGTCGGGCTTCCTAAATACCTCTCAATTAACTCACCAAAATAGTTATTATCTTCACCATACTCGACATAAGCATTTCTGCTCTTCTCGACTATTTTAGGCACTTCGTACCCGGTTAGATTTACTACTTTTACATTCTTCATACCATTATATATTGTTGACTACTGTCACCAGAATCGCTTTCTGTGTACTTCCCGTCATTTATAGTATATACTGAGTTTGATAAATAAGAGTCGGTGCAATAAGCTTTATCTCTAAACAATAGCGTTGACCCATCGAAAATCTCGTAATTGTAAATACTGTTATCTGATAAAATACTAAAGGTGCAATCTAGGTCAATAAAGTTACCATTAACGGTAGACGATAAACCAGTCAAAGTCTCTGACTTGTTGGTGCCATCTTCTGTTATCTTAAGGGACAACCCAGTCTGAGCTGTGTTAACCCTAGGCAAAACTTTTATTGTTTGAGCATCCGTATTCGGAAGTAGTCTTATCATACTAATATAACTAAAAAAAGGCTTCGCTGTTTTATATAAAAAAAGGGGCCATATAGGCCCCTCCTTATCATCAGGTAAAAACCTATGCTGGATCTCTCTGAGTAGTTTCAGTAGCAGTAGCTGAAGACATTCCCGCAAAAGGGTCTGCATCAGTTGCTCCGTCTACAAAATTAGGTAGAGTTGTTTCGTTAGCTGTTAAAGTCAACGTATATCCATTTAGATCTCCCATCGCTGTCCCGGTAACGGCAGTACCTCCAGTAACTTCCGCTCCGTGTTCTCTTCCAACTAATAGAAGCTTATTGTCGAATGTCTGTACGAAAACGTGAGGTCTTCCGTAAGTCATAAGCTTAAGCTCTTTGTTGTCCTCCTTAGTCATCTTATGAAGAGTAAGGTTCACTACTTGCTCAAAGAATGTCGTTCCATTCTCGATTGAGCTATTTATATTTGATTCAAGAGAAGAATTACCCTTTACGTCGTAAGTACTGTAGTTAAAAGCGTTGCCTGGGGCATTAGGGATATCTGCAATCTCATCATCAGATCCCAATGGAATCGTCCCTAGATCGCCAAAATCAACAAAATGCACTTTTACTACGCCACCTACAGCATCTTTACACGGTTTTTTTCTTCCCCCGGTTAAATCACAAGCCATATTTTTATAGTATTAAAAAAGGGTAGGCAGGCTCAAGGCTCACCTACCCTCTTATATTAAACAATTATTCTTATGCGTACAATACGATGTCTCCGCCAATAGCGTGCTGGATTCCAGCAGTAAATCTGACAACGACTCTCACATTCTGACTTCCATCGATGTCAGCCATATCAATGACTTTTACTTCGTTAGTGTCAGACAATAAACCAGTTCCAAAGAACAAGTTTGACTTCTCAGCAGCTACCATTTTGTCGCTACCCATTCCGCTTGCAAGCTCTACGTTGATGCCATCAAAAGTTAAAGCACCTCCGTTGAACCACTGAGTTCCTTTAGAATCTGTACCAGCAGCACCTACGTTGCTAGCAAATCCACCCAAAGCTCTTACATAAGCTCTGTATACATTAGGAGCAGCATAGATAGTCAAATCTTCAGCACCGTAAACAGTAGAAGGAATAGCATCTACTACAGCTCCGATTTGAGCGATTACGTTAGAAGAAGTAACAGTTGTAGCAGTTACGTCATTAACGTCACTATCAGCACCTAGAGTAGTTTGGAATCCGTCAAACTGACCTTCTGTGGCGTTAGTACCAGCCCAGATGTTAGTTTCGATTCTTTGCGCTACTTTAGAAGAAACGTGTGCAAGTAAGAAATCAGAGAAAGAAGAAGGTAGATCAGAATAAGCTGAATACCCCATAGAAATTGCTTCCCAGTCAGAGATAAAATCTTTCTTACAAAGTTGTAGGTTAACTTGAAACTCTTCTGGTTGAAGAATTCTTTCAGTCAATGTCAAAGTAGAAGTAGCAGTAAAGTCGCAAGTGCCATTCTTAACGATATCGTCAGAAGCCACCTTCTTCATTACTTCTTTGTACTTTACATTAGGCTTGATCGTGATCAACTCTTTTGAAAGAGTGGATCCGCTTAGTAAAGCAGCAGAGATGTACTTCCCTGCAAACTCACCAGCATAAGTAGTAGTAATTGATGTAGTTGTTGCCATTTTTGTGTTTATTTATTAAATTTGCTCATATTGTTTAATACTCTATCCAGGGTAGTCTGAGTTCTTCTTTGAGCAAAAAGATTCATCTCTACTTCTGGCTTTGCTTCTGGGGTGTGAACCATAGGCTCAACCTCATTTTCTACAGCGGCTAGTTCTTCCTTAGGAACTTCACTGTTGTACTTTTCAGAGGTAGACTTGATTTCACCCATAAGGCTTTCAACCATAGCTTTTAGTTCAGCAAACTCCTCTTTAGTAACGTAAGAAGCCTCTGTGGCTTCTTCCTCAGCCTCAACGGCTTGTTCTTCCTCTAGTTGATCACCTTCAGATAATACAACTTCCTCTCCTTCTGGAGACTCGTCTACTTTCTCTACCACTTCTTCAGTAGCGGAAAGCTCCTCTTGGGCCACTTCTTGATCTTCAATTTCTTGAGAACCGAGAAGAACCTCTTTTAGTTTTTCTACAATTTCTGTCGCTTTCATAGTTTAAAATATATTAATATTACCAATTTTTAATATGCTTGTTGTATTTTTAAGGAGTTGACGTTATAGATGTAATAACTCCGCTAGTTACTATAAAGGTATATCCTATATATGTATAGTATCCGTCAGGCTGATATAGATCGGTGTATGTAAAATCAACACCGAACTCTCCAGTAGATACTCCACTAGCTTTATATATACCCATACCCACTTCAGGAACAGTAATTAAGGTATCGTCACTGTTATATGCACTTATGTAGTAAGTAACACTCTGTGGAGTGTCAGTACCGCTAGGGCCTAGATAAGATCCTGATCTATTTGTTTTGCCTAGCAATCCGTGACGGCAACTGCTATCGTATGACGAAGCATCTTTTGTATATGTAGGACTATCCGTTCTTCCAGAAACAACAGTAGGCGTGGACGTACTATAAAACGTGCTACTTATACTATCTATACCTTTTATGCCTCTAATTTCATAGGTGTTCCCAAAGCCATCACCAACACTATAGGTAGTGTATGTAGTGGATTGTTGAGTATCTATGTCATAAGTTTTAGTGCAAGGTTGTTGTTCTGTATTCTGATTTCCTGAAATAATTTGTCCTACGTTCAAAAACCCAGCAGGCACAGTCACCGAAATAGTACAGCTCCTAGAAGTAGGAGCGGTTACCAAGTCGTAATATTCCAGACCAAATATTGTACCGGGCTGTCCTGTTGAGGTTACAGACCCAGTATAAACAACCGTCATAGAAAGAGAATTTCCTGCATACTGAGCTATTGGAGCTGTAATATGAGCTAGGCCAGGATTTGCTTGATCGTCATCCTGTTGTCCCGCTTGAGATACAGAGAAGACCGTTGTAAATACAATGTCACTAAATAAGAAGTTTCTCTGTGGAGGTTGTGTTGCTGTAGTCGTGCACGATAATGTATTGCCTTCGTTGAAGTACCCAGAAGGAACAGTAACATCTACAGTTAAAGTCCTCAGCGTTTCTGTAGATACAGGAGTGAATGACGCTGGACTCGTGCCAGATATTGTACCAATATCAGTAGTTGGAACCGTTATAATCCCATCCGAAGCAACAGCGAAACCACTAAGCGTTATATCAGCGCACGATAAAGTAGGACTCAACGGCTGTGTGGCCGTTGTAGTACAGTTAAGTGTCGCTCCAGCGTTAAAGTATTCCGCAGGAACAGTAATGTCTACATTTAGAGTTCTTACAGTGCTCACGTCTACTATTGCAAATGAAGCTGGACTTGTACTAGATATTGTACCAATATCAGTGCTTGGAAGCGTAATAGTTCCGTTTTGAGCTACTTCAAAGCCGCTAAGGGTTATATCTGAGCAAGACAAGGTTGATGCGGCTGGCTGTGTTGCTGTGGTTGTACAAGTGATTGTACTGCCTGTATTTGTATATCCCGAAGGAACTATTATTACTACGCTTAATGTTCTTGAAGTATCCACCCCAACAAGATCAAAATTAGATGGAGAAGTGGATTGTATAGTACCTGCATTTGTGGTAGGAATAGTTATTACTCCCTGATCGCTAACAGAGAACCCACTTAGAGTTAAGTCCGAACAACTAAAATCTTCGTCAGCAAAAATGCCTCCTCCAGAAAGAGGTCCTATGCCCTGGTTAATCAGTTCGCCATCACAGCACTTCCTTGAATATGTTCTGCCATCTTTACATAGACACGCTCTTCTTGATCCTCTAGGACTTGAATAACTTCCTCTTTTGCTTCTCATTAGCTTAAACTACCGTTTTGTGTTCTTTGTATGAAGTATATAATATCCCAAACAGAAGATCCGTCTCCTACTGATGTTATCTTTAGTTGCACACCATCTTGCACGAATGTGGAATCGGTGTAATATTGCATCACCATACTTTCTTGATGCTCGACATTATTCCCTTTGGGAAATGCTAAAGTTCCCGACACTCTTGATATCTGACCAGACCCCTCAAGGTTATATTCTAAGTAAGTTTGATTTGCGTTTGGTGCTGATGCTTTAAATGCTAGAGTAAATATGTATACGTCATTTTCGTTTATCCCTAATATCTTTTGCGTTGAAGAGTCATAGAAAGCGATGCTTGAATGACTCCTAACTATGTTACCAGCATTATTAGGAACAACGACTTCCGTGTCTTGAGTTAACGACAACTTATTGGAAGATGTATATATTGTGTCATCATACCTAGCCCACCCTAATTGCGTGGTTCCTCCTTGAGGATACACCACTACATTAGACCCATTATGGCCCATATAGAGCGCATCAGTAGTATGCAACATTGCACCATTCTCAATATTCACATTATCCACCTCAGATTGATCTGTATGATGGACGTGAACTTTATATGATGTGTTTTTAGTTGTTGCCATTACTTGCTAGACTTCGGATGTTTCTTTGGTAATAAATCGTAATCTGTAGTGTACTTTGCATTCTCTGGTCTGCCATTTTTAATTAAGTATAAAAAGGCATTAGTGCGTGCAAAAGCCCACTGAGAAGCTGACTTAACGTTAGGACTGTGGCTTGTATTAAAAGCTCCCAGACCACGTTGAAAAACAGAGGCAAGCATACCAACAGTGACGCCATAACCCAATTTCTCTTTATATTTCTTGTTAAATTCATCTGCTTTATTTTGAAGTGTTGCTCTGTCTTTTGCAGAGACTTTGGCTCCAGTTTTGCCTGAAGCATCACCTTTAGCCGTACCCTTGCCTTTAGGGCTAGGGTTAGGCGTATCGGACTTAGGAGCTTTAGGGCTTTTCTTTACCCCTCCTTTTGGTCCAACCTCAGCCATATTGTGTTTCTCACAAGGCATATACCAAGTATCGCCTTCGTAATCGTGGGTGTGATATCCTTCACACCCTATGTCTTTAGCTGCTTCTTCTGCCTCTTCCTTTGTGGAATATGCAGCTCTTCCGTCTATAATTGTTGCAGAAGCTTCTATTGCGTTTAGTCCTTTGAGTTTAGAAGTAACCCAAGTTAGCATACTTTTGCCTCCCCATAGTAAATAAGAAATGGTTCCGCAAGCTTCTGAGTTGCCAGAGTCGTAATATGTTTCTGCTCTAGATAAATAACTGTAGATCCTCTTGAGAGTAGGTAATGTAAATTTAGTACTTCCCTTTGC